CGCTGGCTGCTCGCCAGTGTGAGTGGACCTATCCCGCAGCGCAGCATTGGATGCATTGGCCGTCGCGCCGGCCGCGATCCCATCGAGCTTGGATTTGTCAGTCGACGTCATCACTCCAGCAATCGAGGTCGTCGCCGCAGGGAGTACCGCCGATGTGCCAGAGCTGCTGGTGACAGTCAGTTGGCTCGCGGCCGTGGTGACTCCGAGGTTGGTGGACCCAGACCCTCCAGTTGTTGCCGCGACTGTGATCTGCAGGGTGGCACCGCTGCCGGTTTGGGTCAGGGTGACATTGCTGCCGCTAACCAGCATTGCTGCCACTTGCGCCCGGACGGCCTCCGTAAAGTCAGAAACCGTGGATGCCAACTGCGACCCGGTGTGGGTTCCGCGGTCTCGCAGTTCGGCATTGGTCGCATTGGCTGTCGCTCCTGATGCGATGCCGTCCAGCTTCGTTTTATCGGACGAAGTCATCACCCCAGCAAGCGACGTCGTTGCGGCAGGAATGGATCCGCTACTGCCTGTGCTGCTTGTGATGGTCACAGCAGTCGTCGTCCTCGAAGAGGAAATATTCGTCCCGGCTGCAGTGATTGTGGTGACCGCTGTCGCGCCAGCACCGCTGGTCGTCACCGTGATGTTTGTGCCGGCGACAACCGCACCAAGAACCTGCACCCTGGCTGCCGCCGCAAAGTCGGAAATCGTGGATGCCAACTGCGACCCGGTGTGGGTTCCGCGGTCTCGCAGTTCGGCATTGGTCGCATTGGCTGTCGCTCCTGATGCGATGCCGTCAAGCTTTGTCTTGTCGTCCGCGGTCATTACTCCAGCAAGCAAGGTCGTCGCCGCTGGAAGTACCGCCGATGAGCCAGAGCTGCTGGTGACAGTTAGTTGGCTGGCAGCTGTGGTGACACCCAGATTGGTTGCCCCGGATCCTGATGGGAGCGGGTGAAACCCTTTAACGCCGGCTGCGCTTGTGCCGTAATACTTCAGCGATCCAGGTGTCGTCTCATCATTGACAAGCTTCAGTCCGAACTCATTTACCTCCAGTGACATCTGCACGGAGGCGTCGATTCTTCCGCCTGAAACCAGCAACCCATCTCCAATATCCAACGGGCCAGCGGGTCCAGTGGAGCCCGGGGCCCTGCCAAACACAGTGCCTCCCGGGGTCGACAGCAGTCCATTGACCGCTCCGGCCATGGTGGCGGTCATGATCCCGGCCAGCAGTGGCGTCGCGGCTGGAATCTCGGCATCCGTTCCCCCATCGCACACCACCACCACAGCGGTTGTGGTGCGCTGCAGTGAGAGGTTGGCCGATCCGGTTCCGGTCGGTTGGCGCGTGACGCCCGGGATGATCAGCGTAGGACTGCTCATTGGTCAGACCGGGGGGCTGCTGCGGTTCCATACCAGCTCCTGGTTTGAGCTGCTGGCATGGGTGACATAGATGGCCATGCGGGCACCTGGACCGGAGATGCAGCGATACCCACCATTTGCGGGAATCCGGATACCAGCGAGCGCCGGATCACTTGGGCTGACCGGATTGCCGAGGCGGTAGTACATGTCCACTTCGCTGCGGTTCTCGATCTCCAGCAGCGTTTCCGCTGCATTCACCGAGGCCGGAACCTGAGCCGTGGCACCAGCGCCCGGCAGAATTGTGGCGATAGGCATGGCGTGAGGGGTTAGCGCCAGGGTTTGTGGCTCCGGTGTTGCTGGAACTCAAAGCGGTCCACTTCCTCGTCCAGAAGATTGTCCGCGGCGGATGAGAGCAGCGCGGCTGTGCCATGCTGGCCTTCGGTCGATGTGAAGAGCGCGAACGCGGCGGCCTTGACTGCCTCCGCAAGGAAGGCAGGAACGGGAACTTCCTCCCAGACACCCGTGTCGAGAGGTGACGTACCAACCGTGGAAGCAACGCTGTCGTTCACTCGGTAGCAATTCCGCTTCGGCTCGTAATACACCACATCGCCGGCGCGGTAGGTGACGTCATCGCGCCAGTCGATGGCATTGTACGTTGGGGCTGCGGGCCGATACCGGCACCAGACCGTATCCGGGGAGTCTGGCGGCAAATGATAGCCTTCCGGGTCCTGATAGTTCCGCAGCTCCCGGGCGTTGCCGACCAGCGGATCGGCTTCGTAGAATGCGAACACCGTTTCCGGAGCATCAGCGATCGGAAGGTGCCTGGTGCCGCGGGAGTGGGCGGTGAGCTGGACTGCCGATACCGGGCACACTGGCGGCCAGTCGTAGCGGTTCCATGCGTAACGCATGGCGGTATTGATGGCGTCGGTAATCTGTACGGCCTCGGCAATCTGGAGGCCATCGGATTCCTGTGGGACGAGCCCCGCCTTGTTGGCGACGCTCCAGAGAATTTCACGGAAGTTCATGATTGGATCAGGGAGCGGCGAATAGTTGCAGCGCGGCGCGGCGCTGGGCATACACAGGACCCCACATGTGACCGGGGGTAAGCAGACTGAGATTCAGGTTGAGCGGATAGGTGATCGACTGGGACCACATCTGCATGAGACGGGCAGGGAGACCGGGGATGAGGAATTCCTGCGTGACGATCCCATTGCGGATCCCCATGCGGAGAACTGCCCCGGTCGGGAGGTTTGGTGTCGCGGTCGTGCCGTTGGCATTGTACTGAACAGCCCCGAACACAGTGGCAGAGTTCGATGCTCTGAGCGGATTCACCGCGGAGGAGAACACATTCACTGTCCCGCCAAATCCGATTTCGATGGACGCACCTGGCGCGGTGGCTGGCATGATGTACGCGAGCGCATCGGACGCGTTGGCTATGGCGGCGTTGGTCGCATGCTGGTAATGGTCCGCCCAGCTGGCGGTGCCGCCGCTCTTGCGAACGGTGAATGTAGCGGCGTCCCAGGTAGAGTTCTGGCGATTGGTGGCATGATCGAACGCCACCCGGAACGGCCGCCCCCACGGAAGGCCGGAGTCCTGCCAGCCGGCAACGATTGCGGAATTGGCCGCCGTGGTGATCTCCTGGGTCTCGAATGGTGCGATGATGACCGGTTGCGCAGCCGCTCCGACTGCCAGCTCCACCCAGGAATCGCCGTCGTTGTATGCAATGTATCGGCCGGCGGCCGCGATGCTGCCGGATACCTCAAGCGTCCCTGCGCCACTGGATAAGGTGAGAACTGCAGATCCGAGCCCTGTCGGAGCCGGGCGGAGCACGGTCGGGCCTGCAAGGATGTCTCGTTGCTGCCCACGCGGCAGGATCGCCTGCAGCATGGCGTATTGACCGTAGTCGACAGCTCCCGGGCTGTTGCGACTAAAGGCACCCCAGCTGTCAAAGTATGGATTTCCCTGAGGCATGGATCAGTCGTTGGTGAGGATGATGCCGCGTTTTGCGGCTGGTGGCGGGGTGGTGATGGCAACTGTCGAGCGCCGGCTGACTGCCGCTGCTCGGGCTGCTGGGTTGTCCCGGAGGAATTCGCGGAAGAACCCATCATCCTTCCAGCACTCGCCATTGGTGCGCTGGTGCCAGTAGATGAATGCTGTGAGGTCGATCTGTGCGACGTGCTGGCCGAGACCGTCGATGTGCGCGCTTTCGATTCTGTCGGTGGCGCGCGCGATCCGTTCCTGCTCGATACGGGCCAGCGTCTTGTCCAACTCCCATCCCACTCGGAGTTCCTGCACGACATCCGCGGCGACATCTGCGCCAAAGCGCGACTGCAGCATGCTGAACGTGGAGGGCTCCGACATGGGATGGGTGCTTCCGGTCAGGTGATCAGGCGATCAGGCGAGCTGTACTTTGCCCTCTCCCTTGGGGTTATCGCAGGCGAGAGCGCAGATCGCATCGATCTGCTTCTTCGGGCCGCCGCCACCGTTTGGCAGGTCTTCCGCGCCAGGGCTTTGCTGGTTCCGTGTATGCCATCGGTCCATGTGCAGGAAGTACCCATGCTGTTTTGGGGCGTTTCCGGTGGCGACTGTCGGGTCAAGGAACAGCACCGGTGTAAACACCACGCGGCCGAAATCCCCCTCGTAGACATCCACGACGTTCTTCAGCGTGGTGGCTTTGAGGTCGTCATTGTAGCGGCGCAGCACCGTGGTGCCGGCCGAGTTCGAAACGATGTTCCGGAAGTTCGTGACCACACGCTTGAGGGATGTGGTGACAAACGCGTGGATGAGGTCCTTCGAGCCGGTGACACCGAACATGGCTTCGAGCATGTCGTTGAGGTGCGCCTCGGTGAAATCCGTAATGGCAGTCACCGTCACCACTGCGCCGGCCTGGGCCCGGTACGCGGCATCCACAGGGAGGTGCGACTGCGCGCCGGTCTGGATCCAGCGGCCGATGCCGCGGGTCTCGTAACCAACGGTGCCGTTGTCCTGGACGGATTCCCGCGATGACAGGAATTGATACTCATGATCGCGCTTCAGTTCGACCAGCTTCTTGCTGATGGCCCGGCTCAGGAGCTTCCCTTTACCGACTCCAGCGACGTTCGGCACCGTCTGTGCGATCTTCCCGATGCCGACGGCGCGGTGGAACCACTGGATGCAGGCCCCGAGCTTCTTCATGTTCTCGGTGCCGTTCGTCAGTTCCCCGGCCGTTACGTCGGCACCGTCGGCACGCCCGCCGGTCTTTGGCGAGGCGTAGTCGTCCACTGGGTAGTAGAAGATGGAGTCGTTGGGCGGTCCCTTCTTCGCCACCATGGACGAGAATGGGCAAGTCTTGTGGTCGACAATGGTGAGTTCGTCACCGAGGTCCTCGCGTTTGAGCGGGGTATTTGGTTCAGTCAGGGCGGGCATTTTCTTGGTTTGGTTGTGCCGGACGATTGACAGGATGTTCAGGAACCGAACTTCGCTTCGAGGCTGCGGGTGAGGGCATCACTGATGTCCTCTTCCGTCTGAGCTTTGGCGAGTGCCTGCCTCACGGGGGCGGAAGGGTCCGGCTTTTGTCCGGGCGCGAGGGCTGGCGGTCGGGCACCGGCACTGAGTGGCGCGGGCGCTTTGGGTTTCTTCTCCTTGGCCTCCGGAGGCTTCTGCGCCGCGGTCCGATCGGACTTTGGCTTGAGCTTCACGTACTGGACGCCTGACGCCTCATCGAGGGCCAGCTGGCGACCGCGTGCCATGTAGCCGAGCAGCAGTTCGTAGTCCGGCGATTTTGCCAGCTCTGGCACTCGCGACAGAACGGACAGGGCGAACTGCTTCTCGGGGGTTCCGTCCCGATACAGGGACGGGAAAGATTTGCGGGCCTCAGCCGTGTGGGCAGCATGGGCCTTGAGGTACTCGCGGCGGGCGGGAGCATGCAGCGTCAGCACGGCCTCGGCCTGAGCCTTCATCCTCGCAACCTGAGGGGCGGAGTAACTGACGGTGCCGCCCTTGCCATCCGGAAGATCGTCGATGCCATCGGCGTGGTCGATGGCCCAAGCAATCATCTGACGGGCCTGCGCCACTTCTGCGTCCAAGGCGTCGAAGGTGGCGATGTCGGACAGCGGGTCGGATTCCGTGCGGCTCAGCGGCAGCGGCTGGCGGAGCACCGCGTTCGCGCGCTCCCTGATGCCGTCGCGTTCTTGCTCGGCGGCCGCTTTGGCCTGCCGGGCCGTCTCACGCTGCTCCTTGAGCTGATCGATCCGCATCCGGGCGGCGGCGTTCTTCGCCCGGATTTTAGCCTGGATTTCCTCAGGGAGGTCCTTGGCCCATTCGTCCAGCTCGCCCTCAGGAATTTCCTCATCCTCATCGTCCTCGCTGTCATCCTCTTCCTCTTCGTCATCATCCCCTTCCTCCTCCTCGTCATCGGATTCCCCAGCCGGGTCCGCTGTCTTGGGCTTCCGCTGTGTCGGCACCTCCTCTACTGTCTCACCGGCCTGGACTTCGGTATCTCCTTCCTCTGTATCCCCGCCGCCGGATTGCCATGCGGAAAGCACATCTTCTTCTAACGCATCAACTTCAAAATCGGCGGATACAGGTGGCATGAGGCCGAGAATGCGGCCAATTGTCAGGCCGTCAAATCTCCCCGCTCGAAACCGGGCGGACTCGGACGGAGTCGGACGGACTCGGTCCAACTTTCAAACGTGGAAGGGTGTCAATCCGGCTCTTTCAGGATGCCGGCGACAGCATCGAGCACGTTGTTCACCGACGCTGCAGCGCCGCAGTGGTAGGTCGTGAGGCCAGCCTGAACGGTGGTCGGGAGCTGGGCTGTGCCCTGCTGCTGGACGGCCTCGTCCTCCAGCATCTGCAGGATTGCGCGGACCCCGGGATTGTCCCGGTTCTCGCGGATCGCGGCGGTGCGCTGATCAGCGCTGAGGAGTTTGCCGGAGAGTTCACCGGCGATGGTGACGGACATGGTAGTGGTGGCTTGTGGCTTCATGGAATGGGTGTTGAGTGGCGGGATGATGAACTTCGAATTCTTCGCTCCATTCTTGGGCTCGATCGCGGCTGTCTCCGGTGACGCCTGGAGTTGGATGAATCAAAATGCCGCTGCTCTGGATGTTGTCGCTGCCGTGCTTACAATGCTCTCAACCATCCTCTACACGTGGGTGACTTATAAAATCCTGAGGGCGACCAGAGACGCTGTGCAGGTTTCCCGGAACAACATTGATGTGCTCTCGAAGCTGGAAGTCGAAAGGGCTAGGGCTCAGGTGGTAGTGGACCTCATTCCGTCTGAATATCTCATGCTTAGAGTGAGGAACTTGGGGGCTACCCCAGCGAGGAACGTGATCGTGAGATTCAATCCCCCTTTGATGAGGCCATTTCTGGACCCATCTAGTCAGGCCCGGCTCACAATGAATCCTATTTCTTGGCTGGTGCCAGAACAGGAACTGGTGGAATACATTGGTCAGTGGGCGCAGGTCAAAGAGTTCCACGGAGAATTGAATTTTGCGGTGGAAGTAGAATTTTGGTGTCATGATGACAGTAAGGTCTCTTACAATCATACCATCTCCTTGGGCTCCATGGCGGATATGTATGGCGACTTCAGGCCATCGGTATCAGACCGGCTCCGCGATATTCACTCGGTATTGCGGGACCGATTACACTGATGCATGTGAGTTTATTGGCTGACTCCGTCCAGCACCGGAGCTGCGCCCATGCGGCCGACGATGCGGTTCTGATCCTGCATGACCTGCTGGTCATGCATCTGGAGGCGCGCCTCGAAGAGCTTGCGGATGGTCTCGTCCTCCTGCAGCCGGGCGGCGACGGGGGGCGATACGGTGGCCATCTGCCGCAGGAAGGCGGCGCGGCCGGCGTGGTTCTGTCCGATCTTGAACGGCGGTTCGAGGCCGTTGAGGATCTTGTTCAGTGAGTTCTGCTCGTCCTCGATCTCGTCCTGCTGGAGGGTATCGCGCTGGCGGAGGACCTGAGCAGCGAGGCCCGGGTCGATGGCGGTGAAAGCGAACTGCAGGAGCTTCGTGCGATCCGTCGCGCCATCGCTGTCGAGCGGGAGCACCACTTCGCCAATGATGCCGAGCTTGGCCTTCAGCCACTCGAGGTCCATGTCCATCGGGTCGAAGCTGATGTGGAAGTCGTAGTCGCCCTGCAGGAGATCGCGCGAAGCGTGGAAGAGCGTGTTGATGCCGGTGATGCGGAATGCCCACTCGTCGGTGCGGTACTGACGGATCAGCTTGAAGGTCTGCTCCACGGCGGCGGTGATGTCGGTGAGGAAGTCCGACACCATGGCGCGCTGGTGCAGCTGAGTGACGGGTTGCGGGACGCTCGGGGCGAACCGGCCGAAGTAGCGGTCGATCATCGCCCACTCGGCCTCGGTAATCTTGATGCTGTCGACGTCCATCCGTGGGGTTTCGAGGTAGCGGATACCCCCGGTGCGGCGCTCTGGGATCTGCTCGCCCGGGGCGATCCGGTAGCGTGCGCCGGCGCGGAACTGCGGGACGATGGCGGGCGGGTTGGTGGCGAGGGCGACGCGGTCCCGCCGGGCGTCGTGCTGTCCCTTGATGGCCCACTGCTGCGTGCCGATGATTTCCGGGATGCCGCGGGAAGCGACCAGTGCCGTCTCAGTGAAGTCGCGGCGGCCGGCAACGTACGGGTACTGGCCATGCTCGTACGGATTGGGCTCGTGGATGGCAGCCATGTCGCGGACAGCGTCATGGAGGATGGTGCGGTAGAGGCACGGTGTTCCGGCAATACTGATGGCTCGGTAGTGCAGCTCGATGACCTGATAGCAGTCCTCCCTCTCCAGCACGTCGGAGGCGAGACGGTGCATGACGCCTACGCCTGACAGCGCCCACGAATCCGAGAGCAGAGTGCCAGAGAAGGCCCGGCCCGGGTGTTCGCGGACCTTCTCCAGCCACTGCTCGTCCCATCCTTCGATGAGGGCGCGTTCCTCCAGCTGGACGCGGGAAAGCCAGTGGACGCGTGCGACCCATCGCGCCTGCTGGATGTCCGTGGTGTCCAGCGGGTAGAACACGTCGACGAATGGCAGCAGCGGCTCCCATCGGGGCACGGCTGACTTCACGTATGGAGCGAAGTACTGGACGGCCTGCTCGCCCCGGCGAAGGGCGCGGGCAACGCGGCGCGCTTCGTCCACGGTGATGTCGCCATCATGCTCCATGAGAAGGCTGATCACAGCGGCCTCGCGCTCCGGGTCGGCAATCATGGCCTGCAGTGCATCCATGGCCATTTCCGCCACGGTGTTCATTTGCTGCATCAGTTCCTGAGGCGGCTCCTGTCCACCATCGACAGCAGACTGCACATCGGCGGTGGTTGGCAGATTGAGTGCCAGAAGGTCGCCGTCGATGGCCAGTTGCGCCACCTCCTGCAGTGTGACCGTCCGGGCCTCGACGTCGCGCTCCTCATGCCAGCAGACATGCATTACAGCGTGCCCGTAGGTCTCCTTCCATGTGAGGAAATGCCGCAGGGCCGTGCGGAGGTTCTGCTTCATCTGGCTCCATGTGTGGTTGAGCACGGCCAGCACCAGCTGGGCTTGTTCCGGCGCGTTGTTGGCGACGGACGGGCCGGGCGTCACGCTGGTCTTCCCGGCAACGAATGCCGAGTACTGGACCAGCGCGCATTCCTGCACGACCTCCTCGGCGACGCGGACCCGGACGTCGCTCGCACCCTCGTAAGGGTTGGCATCGTCGCCATGCTTGCAGCCATCCGGGTGCTGGTCATCCCAGATACAGTGCAGGATTCGGTGAGCGTCCTCCATACGCTGCACCACGGAGCCAGCGCCGGTGAAGTGGCTGATCTGGGATTCCATCTGGGTGAACAGCTTCTGAATGTCAGGAGCCTCCCGTGGGTGCTGATGTGTGACTTCGTCGGATTTCATGAGTGGCAGTGGGGGTGAGTTCAGGCGGAGACGGCCGCCATAAGGGCGGCGCGGTCAAAGTAGGCACGCGCCCCGGGGCGTGTGCGCCATGTAGCTCCCGGCCGGCACTGCAGCTCGGAGAGGACCTTGCGGGCCTCGTAGAGACTTAGGCCCAGATCCGTGAGGAGGGCAAGGGCGGCGGCGCGACGGAGACGGGATGGCAGCGTGCGGGTGGTCATGGCGATCAGTAGAGTCTTCCCTTGGGCCGCCGGGGCTGGCGGTAGTCGGCGCTGTTGGCGTCGACCGGCTTGGCAAGGAGCAGGTAGCGCAGCACGTCGATAGGGTCCTTGCATGCCCCGTGCGCCCCATCTGCGCCGGTGAAGTGGGTGAGCGCGAAGATCAGGTTCTCGCAGTCTTCGCAGATCACCAGCGTTGGTGCGTTGAGGCTGCTGACCGGTTCGGCCTCGTTGTAGGCCAGCGCGTCGTGGATGAGCTGCCAGCCTTCATCCTGATGCTCTCCGGAGGCGGGTTCGAAGTCGACTCCCTCGTCGGAGAACTCATCGATGAGCGTGGTTCGGCCTTCCTTGGTCTGAGTGGGCGACGCACCAAACCGGCTGTCCATGATGCGCTCCGGATCGAGCGTTGAGTCATCAGGCATTTCGAGGACGTCGCGGGCCAACCAGCGTTCTTTGCGCTCGAACTCTTCGATGTACCTGCGGATCCCGAATCCAAAAGGCTGCTGTGCCTCGCCCCGCTGGCCGTCGAGCTTCTTGCCATCCTGACTCAGCTCCGCCCAGTGGCCCGGAAGCCCTATCCCTTGGATGTACTCTGACGGCATTGGCCACTCCGAAAGGATGTAGATGCGATTCCCGCAGGCCCGCGCCCACAGCATGTAGAAGTTCCGGCCGCTGCATGGGTCGACGACGTGGTAGTCGGTGCCACGGGGGCAGAGGTGGCGGAGGTCATCCCTTCGGCAGAGGTGCACCCCGAGGGAGGGCCGGAAGCTGGGGAACTTGGCACCGCGAACCTTGGTGGGGATGCCGTAGAGCTTGGCCTTGATCTCGTTGCGACCGGCGTTCTTCGCCATCGCGGCGAGGGTCTCGTACGCCTGTCCATAGGGGTTGTCCTTCGTGTGGAAGTAGACCACGGACTTGGTTGCTTCGCGGCACCTCTGGACAAGCGGCACCATCTCATGGCCGGCGATCGTGCCGCCGGGTCCAGCGATCGGCAGCAGCTCAGCCGGGGCCTCTTCGGTGGCGACCGCTCCATTCAGGAAGTAGCTGACCGTGGGGCTGTAGCCTTCGATGGGGGTGAAGGTGATGAGATGCAAGCCGGCCCGGGACGCGAGTCGGCGCTTCATGGCCTCAACCCAGTCCAGTGGCACCAGCTCGTCGCTCCAGACAACGTCGAGTTCGTCCCCTTCCACGGTGCGCACATCCTGACTGTAGAATTTGAAGTAGCACTTCGACCCGTTCGGAAGGGCAAACATGTTCTCGGTGAATCCACCAGCCTCGCTGTAGTTGAGCTTTACCGTGCGGCTCTTCTTCAGTTTCCCGGACGCGGGCCGCCACTCGGCCGGCAGGTACTTGAAGATCCGTGCCTGCTGGATTGCTCGGCTGCTGTCCTCCTTGGCGTGCAGGCACCACACCACCGATTTCGGACGATTGGTGAGGATGTCGCAGACTGAGCGGGCTGCCCACTCCGTCTTTCCCGCGCGGTTGCCGCCGAGTGCCAGCAGCTCCAGCACCAGACGCGGCGAGCGCTGACGCATTTCGGCGATGACGGCATCGGCCGTCCGCCACATTCGGGGCCGGTGACCGTAGCGGAGCGGATCGCGCGCCTCCGCCGCGATCACTTCCTCTCGCTTCTGCCAGAGCTGGAATGCCTGCTCGACAGGCATCGACCGCAGTCGATCCACCGTGAGCAGTGGCACTACCGGGTGTTCTGTCTGCGGCAGACGGCCGTCGGACAGTGCAGCAACGAGAGCGGCGCGGTCCATGATCAGAATGGTTTCTCCGTCTCCATGTCTCCATCGTCGTCCGGCGCGGCCTTGCGGCGCGCCAGATCGTAAAGCTTCACGGTGACGCCGCTTGATCCTTTAGGAGAGAACGGCCTCACCATCTGGAACAGCACCGGATTCAGAATGTCGGCGTGGAGTTTGAGCGTGAGCCAGGTGTCGCCATTCCTCTCGTGCTCGATGACAACGCCTATCTCGCGCATCTCCGGCGAGGTCTTTCCGGTCTGATCGGTGTATTCACCGACCTGCATCTTCAGGATTTTTTTGATATGGGCCATGGGGTTTAGAAGTCGAGGTTTTGTTCTTCGGTTTGTTGCGGCTTCTGCCGTTTGTCGGGATTGTTGGAGTAGAGTGCAGGGGTGAGTGAGCTGAACCTCATGTGCTTCCCGTGGAACAGGATGGGGATCTCGACGGTCGGCACATTCCGCCCCTTGAGGATCTCCAGCGTGGCCTGGGCCTCGTAGTAGGACTGGCCGTCCCACTCCGGCTCGCCGAGCTGCTCATGCGCTGGCTCTCGATTCCGGAATCCGGCGCGCTTCTCCCACGCCTCCTTTGCCTCGTCCCCCAGCTTCTCCCATTTTTTGTAGTACGGGTCGCGGTGCAGAGACATGAGGACGTCGGCGTACTCCTCGATCGCGCCGGATTCCTTGAAGTCTTTCATCGCAGGCTTCTGGCCCGGGTTGTCCGCGGCCGATCGCCCCACCTGGGCGAGGCCGACGATGACGATGTTGTGCCTCTTGGCCAGTCCCTTCAGTACTGCGCAGGCCTCCTCGATCGCCATCCGTTTCTCCCGCTGGTTCGCCTTCTCGCTCGGCTTGATGAGCTGGATGTAATCGATGATCACTACCGGTGGGCACAGGTCTCCGGCATCTGCCGTCCATCCGATTTTCCGGACCCATTGACCAATCACCGTCCTCAGTTCCTGCGTCGTCGCTCCGTAGCTGTCATAGAACGTCAGCATTCCGGTGGCAACGGCGGCGAGCTTCTCGGCCATCATCTGGATCTGCTCACCGCTTTCCTTGACCTCGGTGTTGGTCACCGGATTGGCGGCATCCGGGACCATCCGGCCCTTGCGCTCCCATTTTGCCTGGAGCTTCTCGACGGCAAGGTCGAAGATTTCCATCTTGATGTCCTGCCCCGATTTTCCGGCCCGGGCGGACAGGGCTTCCTGTGCCGCTGCCCAGATCGCACCCTCGCAATCGCTGAACATTCCAGTGCGGGCCTTCGAGTACTTGATCTCACACCGGCCGAGGATCATGCGCTCCATGATCTGCGCATCGCTCATCTCCAGAGTCACCATCAGGACGGGGATGTTGCGTCGGTTGGCTGCGTCCAGGGCAATACCCTCTGCGATGCCGGCCCCCAGGCTCGTTTTCCCCATCGCCGGGCGTGCGCCGATGATGACAAGATCCTGCTTCTGGAACCCGTTGACCACCCGGTCGACGTCGGCGAGGCCGACCGCCAACCCGAGGGGCTGACCGCGGTGCCGGAATCGCTCCGCCATGGCCGTCGCCACCTCCGCGAGCGCATCGCCACCACTCCGCAGTCCTCGATGGGTGTGCATCACTGTCGCCTGCAGCCGCTCCGATCCAGCCATCACGCCCTCCATGACGGCCCGGAATTCCTCCTCCGTCTCCGCGCCTTCGCCGATTTTGCGGATGGCATCATCGAGCAGGCCGAGAAACTCCCGCCGTCGCGCCTTCCCACGGACAAGGCGCGCGTACTCCCTGACATTCCCGGGGTTGGGGCAGGCCGACTGCCAATCAGTGACCACTCCGACTTCGCGGCCCTCCAGCAGCTGCGCATCCATCATCCTGATCGCCAATGTGGTCGCGTCCACAGGCTGCCCCGCGTTCGCCATCGTCCGCATCAGTTCGAACGCCTTCTGGTGAAGAGGGAACCCGAAGTCCGTCGCCGTCAGGAGGTCAATCGCCACCGGAAGCGCAATGTCAGGGGAGTGCAGCATCGCACCCAGCACGGCCTGCTCACCCTGCATCGCATCGCTGATCCCGTTCATGCGGCCCCCCTCTCCGATTTCTTGAGCCACTGACGGCATTCGAGCTGGACGTCCGCAATCTGCCTCGACCACGGCACTGTCGGGGCGTGGTCGTACATCGATTCGTATGCCGCCTGCCATCCAGGCGGGCCGTCGTCAGGTCCCGTCACCATCGGCGGCAGCGGATCCGCGTCGTCTGACGGCGGCGGAGACTCGCCGGGCCGGGTGCGCTTGAGCCAGTTGAGGAGGAAGCGCGCCCACTGCTTCTTGCCAGCGCGGCTGGGATTGTCGGTCACCCATGCGGCCGCGGCCCGGATGGCACCGGACACGTCGAGGGCGGGAAAGGCCATACGCCACTCAGCCAGCACCAGCGGTGGCACCCGGAAGCCAGCGCCGTCCCACTCGACCGTCGGCGCGCCCGCGCCCCCCTTCGATTTTTTTGGCAAACGATCGACGTCCAGAAGAACAGAGGTTCCCTCGCGTGCGTGTGCGCGGGCGCTCGCGTCCGCGCACGTGCCCGCATGAGGGTTCTCTGAGGGTTCTTTATGGTTCAATGAGGGTTCGGGTGCAGCTCCTGCACCCGTGGGGTGCAGCTCCTGCACCCGTGGGGTGCAGCTGGTGCACCCGTGGGGTGCATCTCCTGCACCCGTAGAGGGGTGCAGCTGCTGCACGGGTGCATCTGGTGCACCCGTAGAGGGGTGCATGTGCTGCACGGGTGCATCTCCTGCACCCGTCGCTATGGCAGGAACAACCGGATGCACCACGTAGGTGGGAGTCTGCCGGGGGGCACCACCTGCCACGTAGCCGGTGGTGCTGATGTGGCGGGCGGCGGCGAGGCGCCGCAGGGACATCTGGACCGTCCTCTCTCCCAGCCGGGTGCGGCGGCTCAGGCTGCCCACCGATGGCCAGCAGATCCCGTCATCGTTCGCCTGATCGGCGAGGGAGGCCAGCACTGCCATGTCGGTCGGGCTCGTCACTGTGCTCTGGTATGCTCTGGTGAGGATGGCGTTGCTCATCGGATAGGCAGGATGGCTGCGGCCACGCGGCGCAGCAGGGAGGGGCGGAATTTACGGAGGAGCCAGCGGTAGCCGTCGAGGCAGAGCCGGGCGTCCTCGGGACCGTAGTGCACTGCGCCGCGCGCAGGGAGGCCTGCCAGCGAAGCCAGGTGATCGAGGCTACTTCCACCCCTGCGGACCAACCCGGCGCGCTGGGCGACCAGCAGGGCGGCCCTGCTGCATTCCCAGCGGCTGCTGAGGGCGGGGATCTTGACGGCTCCGTAGCGGAGCAGGAAGGCTGAGTCGAAGGCGGCATTGTGCGCCAGCGGCACCGCCACCGGGACATCGGCAGGCCGCTCGAGCAGCCAGAGGCGGAAGCGCTCGAGGGCCTCCTCGATCGGGATCGCGCCGAGCTGGACCCAAGCGTTCCGATCGTATCCGTTCACTGCGACGGCCTCCGGGTTGAGACAGTCCCCCTCCTTAGGGAGCACGAGCTGGTGGAACGGTTTGGCATCCCACCCGGGGACGGCGGAAATCGACAGGATGGGGTGGACCGTCGGGTCGAGGCCTCCGGTCTCGAGGTCGATGGCTAGGAGATTGAGGGTGTTCATGCGATGTGTCGGGGACGGGGTTGGGGGCCGCTCAGGGCGTAAAGGCCGTGGAGTGCGTCGACGGCGATTGCCTCGACCAGTTGGCCGGGGCGGAAGGCGCTGCTGTCGCGCACCTGCAGACGGAGGTCGTGGCGCTTGCCGTCCGAGCATTCGAGGATCTTCGGGTTCAGGCAGTGTCGCCTGATGGTCAGGGTCACGGCGGTCCCGGCGGCTGGGGGGGCCTCTATTTTTTTCAGGCCGAAATTGGCGGCAAGCTGGTCGAGGGCGGCGGCCGTGTATGTGATCCCCGCTTTGGTTTTCACATACAGGCCCGGGTCGAGGCGGTCCCGGCGGAACCGGGCCAGATCCGTCCGGCTGATGCCGGTGACGATGGAGATTTCGAGTTCAGTCATGGCAAAAAATTTCCCGCTTGGTGACCGGACATTAAGAACAAGGTCCGCCGGCCGGCCGACCCCCGCCCCCCCCGTGCGCGCGGCCGGGCCTGCGCGCCCGGTCAATCCGCCCGGGAAGGCGCGCGCGGCGGGTCGGGTTTTTACCGGGCCGACCCTGTCGGGTGCGGGATCTGGGTATGATATCGGCGAGGTCATTTTTTAACTGGCTGAAATTCAACGGAAAGCGGTCCTTTCGCGGTTGATTCCATATCAACTGCAGACGGGTTCAGGGCCGGAGCGGGGGCGGCGGCCGGTGCCGGATCGATGTCGACGACGGAGCCGCGGGCGGGCCGCGGAGCGGAGATTTCCTCGCCGACAGAACCGGTTCTGAGGAGGTCGGCGAACTGGTCCATGGTCATGCCGACGTGCACGTGGGTATGGCGCATGCTGTCGGCCTCTCCGAGGAGTTCCCGGGCTCGCTCCGTGAGGACGCTGGCCGTGATGGCAGCCTTGTCAGCCGGCAGGTCGTCGATCTTGTCGATCGCCCGCTCCACTGCCAGTTCCGCCGCGTCGAGCATGCGGCTGGCGAGGGTGGCCTTCCGTGTTGCTATCTCCGAACCCTCGCGATCCCGGATGGCGAAGACGGTGTGGGCGCTGACCCGGTAGGTGGTGGTGATCCAGCGGATGGGCTTCCGGGCCGCGAGGCTCTGCACGATGGCGTCGTAGCGGGCCTTGTCATGGGTCCAGAGATGTTCCCCGGTGAACTGCCCTCGCTTGTGCGCTGCGGTTTCCGACTCCGCGATGTCCGGCAGGCCCAGATCCAGCTCGGCACCACGTGCCTTTCGTTCCTCTTCGATCCTGCTCGGCAAAAAAAGAGGGGGCGGGGAATCGGCTGGTGCGCGGCGGCTCATGCGAACTTCCGGGAGATGAGTTTGAGGATCGCGGACTCGGGGACCCGCTGCGTGCCGGCGACCTCCACCGCGAGTCGCTGGGCCTTCACGGTGCGCCAGACGTGGTCGTAGGAGAGTTCCAGCAGCTCGGCGACGCTCTGGAGGCTGTAGTGGCGCTCGATGCGGCGGCCCATGAAGGCGCGCACGCCATCTTCAGGGACCCGCCAGTGACCGTCTGACTCCTCCCATGCGCCTGGAAAAAAAGAACGGCCCGGTGCGCGCAGATGGCGCAGCACGATGGCGACAGGCAGCTCACAGAGGTCGGCGACCTCCTCTGGGCTGTACACCGGCTTTGCCGGTCTGCCTGTGCGGCGGGCTGGCATGGTATCAGTCGCCTCCTTTCATGGCCGCCCACTGGCGGTTCCCGGGCGTCCATGACGGCCGGGGGCGCTTCTTGGGTCTCTGTTTGGCCGCCATCACCGTCCGCCAGCCTCCCGCATGATCTTCGCGGCCACCCGGAGGTTAACGGCCACCTGTTCCAGCAGGTCGAGCTGGTCCTCCGTGAGCCGCTGGCCGCCGACGATGTCGAGGGCCTCTGCTACGGACCACGGCACCAGGGCCACGACGCCGCAAGGGCCGTAGACCATCAGTTTTGGCTCTGATGCCGTCCGACTCATGAGCACACGACAATGGCCGCCACCAGCATTGTGACCGCGACCGCCAGCGCCACGCGCATGGCCGCCCGTTCGATCCAGAGGCAGATGGTCTGGATCACAGTGCCCTCCTGTCTGACAGGGATGCCCATGCGGGGTTCTCGGCTGCACTGGTGGCGTTGAGCGTCAGGCGGCGCTCCAAGCGGCGCGTCCGCCTCTCATTGGCGCGCTCCAGGTGCCACCGGCGGCTTTCCTCGGACTGACGACCCAAGGCACAAGCCTCGGCCTCCGCCGGAAAAGCGATGGATGGCCGGGCCGGCGTTGCCTCCAGATCGGAGCGGCTGGCGCGGGAACGGAAACCCCGGAAAAGGCCAAGGGCACCGATGGCCATCGATGCTGCCGCGATGCAGCCCCAGCTCTTCATGCGGCCTCCTCGGTTTGGGATTTCAGCGCGGGGAGAGCGGCGGGCTCGGAGCCAGGCGCGGCGGCGGTTTTCAGTGACTTGATGGCGTACCGGATCATCCCGGCGCGCGTGTTGCAGAAGGACTCGGCCAGGTGGTCGAGGAATTCAACCTCCTGAGGGTCCAGTCGAAGTGTCATCGTGATGGATTCGTCAGCCATGACGACGACATAAAACGACAACAAACGACTTGCAAGAATTATCTTGTGGTTTTATGTAGTCGTGCGATGTGGTGCCTATGCCAAAAAAGAACGCCCAAGAGACCGTCGTGTTCTCCGCTCGGATTCCAAAAGCGGATCGCGATTGGCTTGTTGAGGTCGCTGCCACCTACGGCGTCGACGCTGTCCAGGTCCTCCGGTGGGCGTTGGACGCGATGCGGCAGTACATTGCTGCAAACAACGGGCGCGTCCACCTGCCCTTGGACTTCCGTGAGCTTTGGCAGCAGGTCGAAGCCCGAGCTACCGCTGAGCAGGCAGCCACCGCGCCAGCACCGCTGCCGGCCAAACGCAAGAACGCGTGAGCAAGATCATTCCGGGCCCGTGGCCCGGGTGCCGGGGCTAAGTGGGGCGGCACCATTCTGGCGGCGTCACCAAGATGGTCTGGCTCGAGAGTTATCGGCTGTCAGCTTACTCCACGTCGTCGGGATACTCCACGTCGTCGGGAGTTTGCTGGTACCACATCTGGTTTCGGAGCATCCGTTGCTCGGCCTGAATTGCTTCGATCAGACGGTTCCGAATGCGGATCATGACGAAATATTCGAAGACCGTGGTGTAGACCACAAAGGCGGCGATCATTCTCCATGCGGTGCCGTGCAGGGCGGGAGGTACTGGGTGCGGCACAATCAGAGCGATGGCACCTGCCATGATGATCGGCACAAACAGGCTGTAGCTGCACCCAAACGGCTGGGTAATCTGCTCCTCAGTCCACTCCTCCTCTCCGGCCTTCGGATACACCATGTTGCCGACTATGGCGCTGCGGTTCAGGAGGAGCCAAAGAACCGCGATGACGACGGAGGTTCGCCACGGGGACCAGGCCGCCATCAGCTGGGCCTTTGGGATGTCGGATATCATGTCGGGCAGCACGTGGAACATCAGGAGGCACCCGAGCCAGTAATACCACGAAGCCTTCGTGAGCGTCGCGTTCGCATATTGGAGGCAGAAGAGGGGTTTTATCGGCATGCTGCCGACCCTGCGTCAATCCCACCTTACCTGTCAATAACTGCCTGGTTCCAGGAATTCTACGAATTCGCAGAACCCTCCACCCTCCGGCCCGGACCGCATCCGCTGAGCGGCGGAGCGTCACCACATGGGCGTCAGCTTGTATTGGCCTTCCCTGAAGGTGGGCGTTGCCTTGTACGCCCTGCCATCGTCGGCTGTGATCCTGTAGACGTCGCCATTGATCGACGTGCCGAACGGATCCTGCCTGATCTTGTAGCTGTTGCCGGACTGGTCCTTCCACCGGTCACCGAAGGAATGCCGCAGGCGGATGGTGTCATCCATGTAGGGATTGAATCCACCGAAGCCCGAGGAATACGGGCTGATGGGCTTGTAGGCCGAGTAGCCGTAGGTGTTGTATCTCCCCGTGTTGGATGCGGCCAGTGCGCTGTAGGACGCCGCCTGCGCGCTGTAGGACGCTGCCTGGGCACTGTAGTAGGAACTCGCCACGCTCGACGCTGCCATCAGGCCGAGCATCAGGGACTGACGGCGCTCGGGCGTCCAGAACTTCTTGCGGCCGCCGGTCGATGCCGGGGCAGGGGTCGTGGCCGGGGCTTCCGCCTGCACCGTGGCCAGCTGGGCACCCTTCGGCACCGAGTCGGCCGCGTAGAGCGTGCCATCGGCAGTTTTAACGAATCCAGCCGGCACCGCAGGAGCCGCGGCAACGGATGGCTTCTGCTGCGGTGCTGCGCAGCTCACGAGATGAACGGCCAGAGGAAGAATCAGGAGGAGTTTCATTTCCAGAACCATGTCCGGAATACGGCGCATCGTCAATATTTATGAATACAGGCACCACAATACCACCATCCCGCCCGGATCCATCCGGCACCGCCATCAGCCAGGGTCCTGATCAGTCAGTACTCACTGGGCTCATCGTAATCGGTGCCCGGCCCGTGCTCGGCAAGCAAGCCCTCAGCCGCTTGTTCGCGGTCGAACTGCTGCACTCCAGCAAAGGCGACTCCAACCCAATTCCCACTCCTAAAATCCCATGAACACACCATCTACATCACCACATACCGCTATCCCTCCGCTCCTGGAAAATCCGCACCGCAGCGGAGGCCTCCTGGCTGGTGCGGAAAATGCCGATCAGCCCGTAGACATGGGGCTGAATGGCGGCGTCCCAGTCCGCCAATGGCGTGCGCTCAAACTGCTCCTCGATGACCTTGAGATCACTCCGGATGAGGTCAGACAGCTGGCAAATGTCCGTGCTGAGATGGCCAAGTGGGCCTCCATTGAAGGAGACCCGGGCGCACCAGAGATCACGGATCTCGGCGGGACAGGGAGGATACTGGTTGTGATCGGTCATAAAGAAGGAGGTCAGAGGTCCGAATTCGAGCGGCTGTTTAACCTTGAATGCAACATGGCGTCAATGGTTGTGGTCAACGGGCACGTCTACAAGGACAACTGGCGCGGGCGGCGCAGATCTGACCGGATCGAATATCAGAAGAAGAGGGAGGAGATGGCCGGAAAAGGGACCGTTGCGACCGTCCGCAACAAGCCGCTGGGGATCGTCCCAACCATCATCCTCATCGCTGCAGCCGCGTGGCTCAGCGTCGCAGGGCTCTACCAGACCGCCCAGAGCCTCGCGTGGCTGCGGGCCATCATCACCCGGCCATGACATCTCTCCCGTCACTGCCCCGCATCCCGGGGCCACTGTGCGTCCTCCTATGCGTCCTCTCATTCCTACTCGGCGCATGCTTCGGCGTGGGCCTGCTCTTCCACGAGGCATCCGTCCGGTCGTCCAGCCCTCACTCACTCCCGGAATGACCCAACCCTGTTCCGCCTGCGGATCCACCGGCAAAATCGACGGCCGACCATGCCCATTCTGCACCCCTCCCGCCGCGGCCGCCCGCCAGGCCTTCTGGTGGCGCTGGGCATGGGTGCGGATGTCTCGACGCCTGCACGACGCCGGCGCAGCCCAGCCCGCCCTCGATGCCGTCCGCGCGCGGGCCCGGCAGGCCATCCTGCGCCACCGCGCCGCGCTGCAGCATCGCACCACAGGAGGTGCAGCATGAAAAGCTCGAGACTTGAGATCAAGATCCGATGCGTCTCTGCCGGGGTGAAGGCGGAGGAGATGACCATCAGCAACGAACTCCCAAGAGAGAAGGCGCTGACCCGGTACCGGGCGCTGATCAAAGAGTGGACACGCCGGTGGCTGCAGTATGCGGCAGATGATGCCACGATTGCTGGGGTAACCACCGAGCCAGACCGGGAACCATGGCCTCACTGCCCGGAATGCGATCATCCTATGAGGGATCTTCCCGAATTTACCGGAGACCAGCAAACGCCGACCGAGACATGGTGCGAGGAATGCAGCTCGAACTTCCGGGTCACCAGACTCGTGGGGTACGTGATTGAGAAGGGAGGTGCGGAGTGAGTGCGGCACTCGAAAGAGAGCGTGCGCCTCTGCCAGATTGGGTACTGAAACAGTACCCGAATCCGTGCCGTCCTCGGAAGCGGCATGAGTGCCAAATCTGCGGACAATGGATCTATCCGGGGGAGGAGTGCGTGCGGTGGACTGGCGTCGAACCTGGCGAGGGATGGTGGACCGTCCACTTCCATCCCGAGTGCTATGCGATTACGCAGAAATGGGACGATGGAGATTGGGAGTGCATGCTTCCGGGCGACTACGATCGTCCCGCTGTCCGGATGTATTGGCCGAAGGTCTGCGCCAGATGCGGCACGACCTTCGAACGAACGAGCGACGTCTCAATGCTTAACTGGAAGAAGCGCAGCTACTGCAGTGCCAAGTGTGGCGCGGATGCCCGATGGCAATCCGTCCGGGCGAGCATCCGGGCGAGCAAGAAAGGGGGTGCGCTGTGAACGGTAGCGACTGCTCGTACTGCGGAGCCACCGGCCACGATGACAGCCCTTGCCCGCAGAGAGTGGCTGATGCAGACCGGGCGGTGGCGGGGTTTCCGGACCGGGAGGTTCCTGCCAAGCCTGCCAAGCTGACAGGCGTCGAAGCCGCGGCCGCATGGGCCATGGAGTTCCGGCTCAGCGTTTTCGGTACAGCCGACGGGGACGTGATCATGCAACGGGTCCGCGAGGCTATGGCCGCACGACAGGCGATGGGCCGTGAGAAATACCCGACTGAGCTGGCGGATAATCATGCTCCGCTCAAAGAGAGGGTGATGAACGCATGGGAGGAGGCTCTGGACGGAGCCGCATACTCTCAGTGGATGTGGGAATGGTGGATGTCGGCGGAGTCGTTCGATGGAACATTTGATCGATCGATCCCAGCGGGCAGAACGGCTATCGAGTGCCTCCGGCTCTTCAGCCAGGCCATCGTCGAACTGGACCGCCTGATGCGGGCCCTCGGGATGGAGCCGGTAAGGAAAGGAGGGCAGCCATGATTTCCCCGAATGAAGGAACGGGTGCCGAGTTTGAGTTTCAGCGACCGGACCCAACACAGGTGGCTGCCTTTAACGCTCTCGCGG